GCAGAACCATGAGCAGGACTGCTGCGCGATGGAGAACCGCAGCGGGACAAGCCTGTGCTCCTCGTAGATGGCACCGCTGTCGAGGATCGCAGTGTCGAAGACCGGCAGATCCTTCTGGTCTGGGGGCTGCGCCTTGTACGTCCGCTCGGTCACGACTCGCAGCGAGAAGTCTTTGTAGTGCCTCATGGTGATGGTCGGGTTGCCCGTCGTCATCATCCAGAGCGTGACGTAGCTCACCTGCTTCTTGATCTGGGCGTCACCGAAGTCGAACCACGCGCTGCGGTAGACGCTGGTGCATGGCCCCTTGGCTACCAGCGCATCGTTCTCGAAGGTGTAGCCCATCGACCGCTTGCCGCTGATCACGAACAGGCCACGGTTGGTCGCGTTGGTCGGCAGGGCAAGACCTTCGGTGCCCTTGTTGTGGCCGAAGACGATGGAGCCGTCATGCCGGACTGCCATCGCGCCGATGGGGAAGCCCTCTCGGGTTGTGAACGGCGACAGGTTGCCACGCCCAACACGGTCTACATGCAGGACGATACCCTTGTTTGGACGGTCATTCCCATCATACGGGACGTACAGGTGATACTCTCGGTGCTTGGCGCTGTAGCTCGAAACCGCTTTCGCAAAGCAGTCCGGCGTGATGCGCTCGATGATCTCATCCTGCTGCCGGGTGAGCTTCACAAGGTCGTTGATGGCACCGCCCTGTAGACCGCCAGTCAGAGCGTAGATGCCGTCCAGCGCGAGGAAGACCACACCCAGCCCGGGGATGCTCTGGACGCTGTGCGGAGACTGGCAGGTCACGCCGTTGGCGATGGTGCTGACCTGAAAGCCGTTCACGAAGTCACCGACAACCACGTCGATGGACCGCTCTCGGAAGATGACCAGCGTGGTGTAGTTGCTGAACATCGCCGTGATCGACCCGCCCTCTGCGGACAGGGTGAAGAAGTTCTGCGGGTCAAACTGCTCGATGAGTCCGGGTGCGCTGTAGTACAGGCTGCGTCCGTCCGTGATGCCGCCGTCGAGGAACAAGCAGTTTTTGAACATCGCGCTGAACCGGGCCTGCGGTGCCGGGAGCGGACCTGTAGCGACTGCTCCTGCTGCTGCGCCGAGTGCTGCTGTCCGCACGCTGTCGATGAAGATCTCATCCACGTTGTTCCGCACGTCGTCGATGAAGTACAGCGTGGTGTCTCCGGGGCTGCTGTAGTCGTCGCTGAAGTTCGTCGTCCGGTAGATCCTGCGAGCTACTGTGCCCTTGGGTCCGATGGGGATGTCCAGCGCAACAGCATGACGGAAGCCCTGTGCGCTCGGGGGAAGCTGCCAAGATGTCGTCGCCAGAGTAGACTTCGGCCCCTCTGAGCCGGTGTCGCTGATGAAGGAGCAGGACCAGCCGAACAGCGCCTCCTTGTCGAAGTTGTCTGCGTCGGCGTTCTTGGCGAAGCCCAGACCCCAGCGGCCTCCATCGGCGATGCCTCTGCTGTCGGACAGGGTGTAGATCGTGGTGGCCCCGCCGCCTGTCTTGGTCGGGTTGGGGCTGGTGAGCGGGGAGCCGCCCTCAAGAGCCACGCAGCGGTGCGGGTCGATGGGCGGTGGCTCGCTGACGAAGCCAAAGTCCCTGATCGCGGTCCCGATCATGCTCTGGGCAAAGGTCGCGATGGGAGGAGCCTGACCCAGCGGCCAAGGGTTCACCAGCACAGGACGGTTGACACCGTTGGTGATGACGGTGCCATACGGCGTGTCAGTGTACCAAGAAGCCGCCTCAGTCGTCGTCGGGACGTGTCGGTCGGATGCCAGCGTCAGAAGCGTTGTGGGCACCCCGTTGGCCTCGTACAGCAGGTACAGGTTGCCGCCCTCCTCGAACAAGGTGTGCTGTCGAGCACCCCCGCCGAGCATCTGAGCGACATGCAGCGAGTAGATCGGCCCCATGTTGAAGTTGCCGGACATCCTGCTGTCGAAGGGTGACCAGTCCGACTCGTAGGGAAAGTACTTCTCGTACCCAAGCCGGGTAGACCAGCCGCCTGTCTTCTTGTCGTGGAGCAGGTTCTCTGCGCGGCCTGCGTTCTCAGGCACCTGCGGCAGACGAGTCTCGACCCCGCCTGCTACATCGACCTCGTAGACTTCCTGCTTCATGGCCGCTCCGGTTTTATGGAGTAAACTTCAGGGTGCCGAACGGGTTGGTCATGTATCGGTAGCCTGCGGTGGGTACGCCCTTGACGATGCGTCTTGGGACTTCGGCGAGGTATCGTGCGGCCATGCCTCGCAGCATGAGCGTCTTCTTGCGCTCGTAGACCTGAGCAAGAGCAGCGTTGTCCACCTTGAGCGTCAGGCTCTCCAGAGCAGCGTAGGCGATGACCTGCGAGTAGTCTGCCGGGATGAGCGGACTGTCTTGGTCCTCCTGCATCCTCTCGGGCGCGATCACGGTGCGGACGGTGAGCTTCTGGTCCGCAGACGGATGCGGGTACAACTGCACCGCTCGGTAGGCTGCGCTGTTGCCCCAGAAGTATCGGATGCTGCGGCTCTGGAAGACCTGACTCTGGAGCGTGGTCAGGGACAGGTCAGGCTTGAGCGTCATGCCGCCCTGTGGGGGCACTGTGTCCGTGCTGACTGCTGGGCCAGCACCTTGGTTGTCGTTGGCGTTGCGGACCCGCACAGGCGCAAGAATGTTGGCTTCTGGGCATGTGAAGTAGTAGCGCCGGTACAGGCCGGTCCTGTCGTCCAGAGTCTCCGGGGTGAACTCCAGCGTCTGGTTGGCTGCGAGGGTGAACGTGCTCACCTTGCTGAAGCTCGACTCGAAGCCGTTGGAGCAGTCCGTCCGGTAGCTCGGATAGTTCTGCGACCGTGGCCCCATGACGTTGACCATGTAGACGTTGATCGTCCGCACGCCCTGTGAGACACCGGACACCGTGGTGATGCCCCTTGCGGTCTGCGGTGCCGGGATGACGATGCTCTTGCTCGGCAGGTACGCCTCGACGGTGCCAGACAGGTCTGGATCCAGAGCTACATCATCCCGCTCGAACTTGGACAGGAAGATGCTCGGGCGGGGGATGCCCTGCGTTGGGTCGAGCACGGACATGACGTTGGTTGCGTCAGAGGGCAGGTAGACCTCCCTCCGCTTGACCACGCATGAGTAGGTGCCCGATGGACCGCTGAACTTGCGGTTCAGTCGGAGTGTCGATGTGCTGACCACATAGACGATTTGGTAGGTTTCAGTTACTGTCTCGCCGCCTGCATCCGTGTAGGTCACGTCCATGTCGGCAAGCTCGTAGCTCGACCCGGGCTTGACCGTGCTCACGGCGAAGGGGAAGACGGTGCCTGCTGGAGCAGTGACGAGGTTGCTGCCTGCGGCGAAGATCAGCGTCAAGGCCACATCGGCGTAGACCTCAAGCTCGCGCTCTCGCTGGGCAAAGGCCCAATGCTTCTCCGTCAGGAGTCTCGACTGCGCGTCGTTGAGCAGGGACACCAACTGCTCACGGTATGTCTCGTTGACCGGATCGTAGTCGAGGAGGTTGCCGCAGAAGTTCAGCAGGTCCAGCAGGTTCATGGTGTCCTCTCATGGGGGAAGCCCCCAGAGGGCAAGGCTTTGGCACAGGAGAGAGCCGGTCGCCTTGTCTCTGAGGGCAGGGGGGTCGCCGAACTCAGAAGTTCTTGTACACCATGACATCGCAGAGGTTGCCAGCGGCAGCTTCCAGCGAGATCCCGCAGGGAGGTGCGAGGTCCGCAGCGGCGATGGCAACAGCCTGACCAGCGGCAGTGTTGTCCACGACGAGCGGGACACCAGCACCACCGACAGCGTTGGCGACCGAAGCACCTTCGGCGTAGCCCTGCACGACGACATCGACGCGCTGGCCTGCGGCCACGGTGGTCAGAGCGACTCCGACGACGAGGCCGTTGCCGGTCGCGGTGCCTGCTGCTGCCTCGATGACGAACAGCATCCGATCTGCGCCGGTCTTGGAAGTGTCCACCTGACCCCAGTCGCCCTTGGTGATGGCACCGTTGGCGAGGAAGGTTTCCACCTGACGACGATGGGAGGTGTCGCCAGCCTGACCTTCAGCAAGGTACTGAATGAGAGTAGAGGTTGCCATCTGACTACGCCTCCGCGTTGAGGAGCAG